TTAAATGCCTCCTGCTGAAGATATAACTGGTAAAAAATTCAGGAAATTAACTGCTGTTAAAAAAGTTGAAAGTGTTGGTAGATACACTCAATGGTTGTTTGTTTGTGAATGTGGAAATGAAATAATTTCTCAAACTCGACACGTTAAAAAAAAACAAGGTAACAAATTGCGGCTGTGTGAAGAGGAGAATCAAATATGAGACTTTGGTTTGCAGACCCGATCTCACTTCAGGTAACACCAAGACTTGTGGTTGTTCAAAACTTGAAGTTTTAGAAAAGGCTTGGGCTGATGAAAATCGTTCAAAATACAATAAAAGAACTTTGTTGTTATGACTGAAACCCCGCATTTCATCAAGTCCGGCCCTGTACCGGTTTTGCGCGACTGGCGTTCTTTACCTAATCGGGAATTAACCCGCGCCGAAAGAAGCATGAAGTTTTGTGAGATGTATCTTCATGTTGCAGATTCCGACGGTAAATCTTCTCGCTTTAAGCTTGAGTGGTTTCAGGAGTTTTTCTTTTATGCGGCGTTTGATAACCCTCATCTGACAAGAAAAGCCATTTTCAGTGTTAGTAGAAAAAATGGCAAAAGCACTTTAATTTCAGCAATTCTCTTGTGTTTTTTGGTAGGGCCGGAGGCTAAATTAAACGCTCAAATAGTCTCCGGCGCAATGTCCAGAGAGCAAGCTTCTATTATTTTTAAACAGGCTTCGCAGATGGTAAATTTGTCGCCAGAACTTAGAGGGCTTGTTAAAATTATTCCTTCGAAAAAGACTTTGGTGGGGCTGCCTTTAGGAACAGAATATAAAGCGTTGGCTTCAGATGGGTCTACGACGGTCGGACTAGACCCTCAGTTAATTCTGTGTGACGAGGTAGGTCAGGTGATCGGGTCGGAGAGTGATTTCATCAGCGCCCTTACGACTTCTCAAGGCGCAAGAAAAAACCCCTTGATTATTTTTCTTTCCACACAAGCACCTACCGACAATGACTATTTGTCAAGAGAAATTGATGATGCTATATCTTCACAAGACCCTAAAGTTGTTTGTCATTTGTACGCTGCCGATGAAGACTGTGATCTTCTTGATGAAGAGCAGTGGAAAAAAGCAAACCCTGCTCTGGGGGTGTTCAGATCGGAAGAAGATTTGCGTAACATAATTGAAGAAGCACAAAGAATGCCGAGTAAAGAAAATTCGGTTAAAAACTATTACCTGAACCAGCGCGTAAACACTACATCTCCTTTTGTATCCCGAACTGTTTGGGAAGAAAACGGTGGAAAGCCCGCACCGATTAAAGGTAAGAAGGTTTTTGCAGGTCTTGACCTGTCTGCAGTTGCCGATCTGACAGCGTTGGTGTTAGTGTCCGAGGACGGCGATGTTGATTGCACATTTTGGCTTCCCAAGGACGGATTGCGTGAGAAATCCAAGTCGGATCGTGTCCCGTATGATCAGTGGGAGAAGGAAGGATGGCTTCAAACCACCCCCGGCGCAGCAATTGAATATGAATATATTGCCCATCAACTTCGCCACGTTTTTAATATCTGTGATGTTCAGCAGTTGAATTTTGACAGGTTTGCCATGAAGTTTTTAAAACCTTGGTTGACCAAGGCAGGTTTTACAGACCAAGAACTTGAAAAGTTTAATGATTTTGGTCAGGGTTTCGGCTCTATGGGTACAGCGTTGCGTGATCTAGAAGCCAAATTATTGCAAAGAGCCTTGAAACACGGCATGAATCCGGTACTGACTATGTGTGCGGGCAATGCAGTTACTGAAACGGATGCTGCCGGTAACAGGAAGTTCACAAAGAAAAAATCCACAGGGCGAATCGACGGCATGGTCAGTCTTGCGATGGCGGTGGATGCTTTGGCGCGTTATGAGCAAGAGCCTGAAAGAGAATATAAGGTATTTTTTGTTTAAGCTTGATTTGTTATTAAAAATGGTATTATAATACCTCTGTTTAAGTAATCTTTAAACCGCTTTCCCTTTGGGACAGGCGGTTTTTTTTTTGTGGTTTTTATATGGATAAACAATTCGCCTTTTCTACGCTTACTATCAAAGCGGTTAATGAAGAAAAAAGAGAATTTACAGGCATTGCCAGCACTGTAGAACCTGATCGCGTCAATGACGTGATGGTTCCGGGCGGCGCAAAATTTAAATTACCTCTACCTTTTTTATATCAACATGATCACAGTCAGCCGATTGGTGAAATCACAGAAGTCAAGGTGACTGACAAAGGTATTGAGGTCAAAGGCAAGGTTAAACAGGTTTCAGCCCCCAGCCGTCTTGCTGCGCGTTTGGATGAAGCGTGGGTTAGCATGCGTGAAGGTCTGGTTCGCGGACTTTCTATAGGTTTCAGACCCATCAAATATGCTTTTTTAGACAACGGCGGTATCGAATACGAAGAGTGGGATTGGATGGAATTGTCAGCGGTAGTCATTCCCGCTAACGCCGGTAGCGGTATTACAGCAATTAAAAGTTTTGATGCGGAAGTCCGCGCCTCCATGGGCGCGAAGGGTGAAAGCGTTAAAGAACCCTCCGAGGTTACGGAGAATAAAAAGAAAACGGTAAAAATTTCTAAAACTAAGGAGAAAGAAATGTCTATTGGAGAAAAATTGAAAGGTTTTAAGGACGAACGTTCTAAAAAAGCCAAAAAACTTGAGGAAATGATGGAGAAATCCATGGATTCCGGTGAAACCTTTGATGAGGCTGAGCAGGAAGAGTATGATACGCTGGAAACAGAAGTAAAAGCTCTTGACGGTCACATTGAAAAGGCCGAACGTCTTTTGGCTCAGAAAGCGGCTTCCGCGACACCTGTCACTGAAGAAGATGGTCTGGATGAAACGAAAGCCAAGTCTGTTCGTCAAGGTGTGGCTGTCGTTCAACGCAAAGAAAATCTTGAAAAAGGTATAGGTTTTGCCCGTATTGCACGTTGTAAGGCTTTGTCGAAGATGGACAGCGCACCGGCGTATGACATTGCTCGCAACCTCTACGGCGAGGATAGTCAGGTCTATGGTGTTCTTAAAACTGCGGTTGCAGCGGGAACTACGGCTGACAGCACGTGGGCAGCACCATTAGTTGGTGACGAGACAACAGTCTTTGCAGACTTTGTTGAGTTCTTGCGCCCGATGACCATTCTTGGCCGCATGGGTCAGAACGGCATCCCTGGCCCTACCCGCATTCCTTTCCGTACACGTCTGATCACTCAGACCACAGGCGGTGAAGGTTACTGGGTTGGTGAGGGTAATGCCAAACCTGTGACAAAGTTTGATTTCACAGGTACAACTCTTGAGCCTTTGAAAGTCGCAAATCTTGCTGTGGTAACGATGGAACTGCTGCGCGACAGCAGCCCTTCTGCTGAAGCACTGTTGCGGCAGCAACTGGCTGAGGCTCTTGCAGCTCGCCTGGATACAGATTTTCTTGACCCAGGTAAGTTCCCGGTTGCTAACGTGTCACCAGCGTCTATTTCGTTTGGTGTCGTACCTATTACGTCTACAGGTACGGATGCTGATGCGGTGCGTTGTGATCTGGAAGCCTTGTTGCAAAGCTATGCCGCTGCCAACAATGCACCTACAACAGGTGTGATTGTCATGTCAGCGAACAAAGCGATTGCTCTTATGGGTATGAGAAATGCATTAGGACAACGCGAGTTCCCTGACATCAACATGGGTGGTGGTACGTTGGAAGGCTTCCCTGTTATCACATCTCAATATCTGTCTGGTTTTGGCGACTCTACAGGTGAGTTTGTGTTCATGGTGAATGCATCTGACATCTATCTTGGTGACGAAGGCGGTGTGTCGGTTGACATGTCTGATCAAGCGTCAGTTGAGATGGACAATGCACCAGCCAATCCGACAGTAGCAGCTACAGTGATGGTGTCACTATGGCAGCGTAACTTGGTCGGTTTCCGTGCGGAGCGGACGATCAACTGGGCGAAGCGCCGTGACAGTGCAGTGGCAGTGCTTGAGGAAGTAAACTGGACAGCTTGTGTAACCTCAGTTTAGAGGTGAACACAAAGCTTGTTAAATAAGAGGGTAGGGTGTAAAATTACCCTACCCTTAATTTTTAAAAGGAGAAGAGATGAAACTTTATTTTCACAAAGGTATCGGACCCTACCGAAAAGGTCAGACCAAAAATGTTCCTGAGAAATTAGGGCGGTTTTATGTCAAGAGTGGTATTGCTCAGCAGGTTTATCAAACTAAAGTCTTGGTTGCTGATGTTCCCGTACAGGTCAATGAGCAGCCTGCTGTTGACGTTGAAGCGCCTGCAACGGAGCCTGATGCAGACGTTGTCGACACCACGGATGAACCTGACGAATATGACAATCTTGATGTAGAACAGCTACGTGCTATAGCCCAACTAAAAGGTGTAAAAGTTCATCATAATGCAGGGGTTGAAAAAATTAAAAAGGCTCTCAGAGGTGCGTAACCCGTTTTCAAAAAAAAAAAGCTACACTTCACCTACTTCTGCACAAGGTAACGGTGGTTGGTTTTCTTGGGTTGTAGGTGAAGCTTACACAGGCGCATGGCAGCGAAACGTAGAGTGGACGCGCAAAGACGTTACTTCTCATTTTGCTATATTTTCCTGCATCGGCCTAATTGCGGGCGATATTTCTAAACTCCCTTTAAATCTTGTGAGGGAGGATTCTAATGGTATTTGGAATAAGATTGGTTTGGGGAAGTTTGGTGTTGTAAAAAATCCGAATCATTATCAGAATCGAATACAGTTTTTCGAAAGTTGGATCATTTCAAAACTGTCTCGTGGCAACACCTATGTTCTTAAAGGGCGTAATGGAAAAGGTGATGTTGAAAATCTTTATATTTTAAGCCCTGACTGCGTACAGGTGCTGGTATCAGATTCTGGTGATGTATTTTATCAGCTTTCACAAGACAATCTGACAGGGGTTGAAGCAGGTAAGGTCACAGTACCTGCGTCCGAGATCATCCACGACCGCTTTAACTGTCTGTGTCATCCGCTGGTTGGTCTAAGCCCTATATTTGCATGTGGGTTGGCGGCTTTCGGCGGCGTTAATATGCTTAAGAACAGTGTGAATCATTTTGGTAATATGAGTAACCCCGGCGGTATTATCACAGCACCGGGGGCGATTAGTGATGAGAATGCTGCGCGAATTAAAGAAAGTTGGGAAACCAGTTACGGCGGTGATAACAGAGGTAAAACAGCTGTCCTTGGTGATGACCTTAAATATACCCCGATCAATATAGTTTCAGCTGTAGATTCCCAGTTGGTAGAGCAGTTGAAATTGACAGCAGATATTGTTTGCGCTACGTTTCACGTCCCACCTTATAAAGTCATAGGCAATGCCCCGGCATATAACAATATTGAGGCGCTTGAGGCGGCGTATTATAGCCAGGCACTTCAAATTCTGATAGAGTCCATAGAATTGTTGCTGGATGAAGAACTTGAAACACCCGATAAAACCGGTTTTGAGTTTGACCTGAATGGTTTGTTGAGAATGGATGCGAAGACGCAGGTTGAGACGCTTTCTGCAGCGGTCAAGGGTGGTATTGATACGCCTAACGAAGCCAGAAAGAAGCGTAATCAGAAACCTCTTGAAGGAGGTGACACAGTATGGCTTCAGCAACAAGAGTGGCCTATTGAATTATTGGCGCAACGAAGACCTGATGAGCTTAATGGTGCGACACCTCAGACGACTACAGAACCAGTTGATGAAGAGAAGAATTTTATGATTCTTGATATGCTTTTTAGGAAGGAACTTCAATGTTAGAACAAATTGCTAAAAGCATGGCTGATACAGTTAAAAACGCCGTAAAGGAAACTGAGATTCGTATTCGAAAAGAGTATGACGAAAAGCTTTCCGAAATAGAGGCTCGTATTGAAGTGATGTACGGAGAATTAAAGAGCCTTCCAGCACCCAAGGACGGTACAAGCGTTACGGTTGAAGACGTTGAGCCTTTGATCTCCGAGGCTGTGCAGAAGGCTGTAGAGGCTATTCCAGCGCCCAAGGACGGTACAAGCGTTACGGTTGAAGACGTTGAGCCTTTGATCTCCGAGGCTGTGCAGAAGGCTGTAGAGGCTATTCCAGCGCCCAAGGACGGTACAAGCGTTACGGTTGAAGACGTTGAGCCTTTGATTGTTTCTACTGTTACAGACAGACTTAAAATGGTTTTAGACAATATTCCCGTACCGGAGAATGGTAAAGACGCTTTAGATATTGAAATTTTACCCTGCATAGATGTTGAAAAATCCTATGAGCGGGGTACATATGCTACGCATGAGGGCGGGTTATGGCGCTCATATCAGAGAACAAACGGTCTGAAAGGGTGGGAATGTATTGTTAGAGGTAGAGCCAAAACTGAGATTGAGTACGATGGACAGCGCAGTGTAACTGTTAAAATCTTCGAGTCGGACGGGTCTGTGACAGAGGAGAAAATTCATATCCCCGCAATTCTTGGTAAAGGTGTGTGGTCTGAAGGGCAGTATGAAAAAGGTGATGTCGTTCAATTGTCAGGATCTTCTTGGCAGTGCATGGTTGAAAAGACCACTCAACGCCCTGGTACAAATTCAGATGATTGGTTGTGTGCTGCCAAACGTGGCGGTACTGGTGAGTCAGCTTATGACACGGCTCGTAAGGCAGGTTTTAAGGGTTCTAAATCTGATTGGCTTGAGAGTTTAGGTAAGAAGCACGCAGTGAAGGTGGATTAGTATGGTAATGCTCGTAACATTACAACAGGCATCAGATGATCTAAGACGCGATGCTGATGATGATGATGATGATTTGACGCTTAAAATCAAAAGTGTGAGCCGCGCAATTCTTAACTATCTTAAAGACGACATGCTGGCATATCAGTTTGAAGCGGATGCGAACGGTAAACCTGTTTTAGACAGCGCCGATGACGTTGTTTATTTGGAAGACAGTGCAGGTGATTTTATACCTCGTGACGAGGTTCAGCAGGCGGTTTTGATAACTCTTCGTGTTT